GTGTTTTTTTCTACGAGCCATTTTTATTTTTTTTAAATTATTAATAAAGGTGAAAAAGGTTAAAGTAATTTTTTAATTTCTGTTTTTTGTGTTTTTAATTCTTTTAAATATTTTTTGTCTTCTATTAAATCTTTTTTGCTATTATTTCTATAATTTAAACTTCTTTTTTTATCATTTATTTCTTGAATTAAAAACATAATATTTTCTTCAACTTCTTCTATTTTATTACAAATATCTTGATAATGTTGCAAAGACATTCGACTACAAGCCCCTATTCTTACAGTACCATTTGTTAAATTATATCCGTGTTTTAATCTTTTATGGTCGTGTTTAAGTATTGATTTTACTTTAGTTAAAGTAGAACTTTTTTTAACCGCTTTTTTCTTTTTTATTCCACTTACTACTCTAATATTAACATTATGGCTTTTAGTGTCTTTATGCTTACTTAAAGGCTTTGTAGCACCAACTTTTTTCTTTGTTGCTTTCTTTTTGCCAACAGGGCTTTTTCCTTTATGTTTAGAAGCATAAATAGCTGAAGCCTGTTTAACATAATCAGTCCATTTAGAATATCTTTTAGGATATTGTTTTTTAAGGCTTTTAGCTTCTTTAATAATTGTTTGAAGTGCAGTCATTATTTTTTCTTTTTAAACATTATAAAGGCAATTAAAGCAGCTCCACCAATAATTAATGGTATTGTGTAACTACTTGTAGTTTTTCCGTCTGCTGAAGTTGAACCACCACCAAATAAATTATTAAATACATTTGGTTCAGCAGCCATTTCATTTTTACTGTTAATAAAATATTTTTTATCTAATATTCCTTTTTTTATTGCTTCATTAATTAAATTGGCTAAATCAACGTTTTTGGTATTTTCCCAAATTGTTGGTAGCCATTCAATTCTTTGCATTGAAATAAAAGGTTGAGGTACTTCTGGAGCTACTCCTTGAGATGTACCTACTTTAAACCATGGTTTTTTAGTTCCATCAAAACCTATTGATTGATACCATGCAAAAAAAACTCCTAAAGCCTTATCCCATTCTTTATTTTTAAAAGCAATATCTAAAATATAACTATCACTATGTCCAGCAAATAAACCACTTACTAAACCAATTAATGATGATATACTTGAACCACCAACAGGTAATAAAGAAGCTCCACCTTGTAATATATCTACAACTCCGTTCATTTGTGGTTGACGTTCTTCGTTTATACCACTTAGTGCCATTAATGCCATATTTTTAATTTTTTTATCTTTAAAATAATTTGGTTCTTTTTTTTCATTAAAATAATTTAATACTGCATCGCACCAAATTTCATTATCAGTATTTGGATTAATAACTACAAAAACATGTTCTGGAGTATTACTACCATCATAACTAGCAAATCTAAAAGCTATATCAAATTTTTCTCCTGTATTCCTTCTATAACTATCTAAAATACCAGCAAAAAATAAACTAAAATTTTTACAATCAGATCCCGTTGTTTTTCCTGTTGCTAAAATTGCAGCTGGAGTTTTTACGGTTTGCAAATTATTTGGTTCTATTTCATATTTAACATTATCTTTTAAATATTTAAAAACTTTTTTTGCAGTATTTTCAAAATTTCCACCATCAAAATAATTATATAATTTATCGTATTCAGAAAAACATTTATTATGTTGTCTTAAAATAGCATTAATTATATCATTGGTAGATTGGTCGTAACTAATTATTCTTTGATTATTTTTAAAAGAATCTAATTGATTTAATAAATTCATTTATGGTAATTGGATTGAATAATTAATTGGAAACGATACAAAATCAGCAATTAAATTTCCTTTAAATTCAATTATTTGATTAGAAAATTTATTATTTATAGAAATTAAAGCAGCATCTACTAAATTTAATTGAACATTAAAATTTATAATTGTTTTTTGTTTTGCTAAAATTTTTTGATTAACATCTTGAAATATTGAACCTACAATTTTATTTTGTAAAAAAATGTCGCCCGATATTTTTTGAACATCTGTGGTAGTATCTGTTGGGTTTTCAACTTCTAATTGAACATTGACAACAGGTTGCCAAAAAGTGCCACCATTAAACCCAATATTTTTTAGAGAAATATTAATTTTTTTTGCCAAAACAAATTTTTTGTAACCAATCCAGCCTAAAACCGCTAAACCGACTAAAATTAAATTTTTGGACATTTTAAAAAATTAAAAATTGATAAAAATTGAAAAAGGTTTAACAAATCTACAAAAAAATTTCAATCCACCAAATATTTTTTTTTTAACGGGTAGATGTGCGGAACGGATGAAGGGTAACGCCCCCCCCTTTAGGGGGGGGGGCGTTCCATCCGTTCCGTACTCCGTTCTGTACAAAAACATATTCTAAAAATTAAAGAAAAATTCATAAAAAAAACCCTAAAAATTAGGGTTATATTAACAAAAAAGTATATTTTTTAATTTTAATCTTTTTACACCTTTAAAAAAACTTTATGAGAAAAATTTTTTGTAGCCGTACAATAAAAATTTATTTCAACTGCTTTTTTGGTCAAAGCAAATGCAGTAAAGGATTCTATTGATCGCTGGTCGTTCTTAATGTTGCGGTATTTGTAGGCTTTTTTTTGAGCATCAAAAAAAATTGCCGTAAAATATTTGTTTGGTAACATAATTTGATTATTTTTGGGATGAAAAAGGTTAAAATTGCATAAAAATACCCTGTCATTAAACCAATAGGACAGGGTATTTAATGCTTATTATTTGCGCAAAATTTGCTCAATACTGTTAAGTATTGTTAACATTCTCATTCTTATTCTTTCTTTTTTTTGTTCTCTAGTTTCTTTCTTATTTTTTTTATCTCCCATGATAATTTTATTGAAATAATAAGAATCATTATTTTGATTTTCTGTATCATTTTGATTTATTTTGTTCATTGATTCTATAAATTAATCTGTGAATTGCAAAATTTGCTTCTTCTATTCTTTTATTTGCTTGTGCTAAATCATAAGTGCATATAGCAAAATTTTCAGAATAATTTCTTTCATTATTATCTAAAGCAATATCTTCTATTATATCAGTTCCATATTCAAGTTCCTGTAAAATTTCAGATAATTTTTCAAATTGTTCTTTAGTAATAAAATACTGTTTTTTTTCTTGTTTCATAATTTTTGTTTTAGTTTTTTATATAAATAAATCCATCTTTTTTAATATGATTATTTTTTAAAAGATAATCAAAAAAAACTTTGTAAAAAGTTAATTTTACTTTATGTTTTTTATTAATTAAATCAAATTCTTTGCCATTATATTTAATATAATAGCCCTCTGCTAAATATTCATTAATATTATTAATAGCAATATAAAATAATTTACTTTTCATAATTTATAATTTATAATTTTTAAAAATTGTTTCTATAATCAAAGTATTCATTTTGAGTATTTTTAGAAATAAAATTTTTGTCTTTAAAATATTTTAAATAACTTTTTGAAAAATTAATACCTCTATTTTCAATTTTTGATATTTCATATAATAGATTTTCGTATTTATAATATTTTTGTTTTTCAAAAATAGTATTTAAAATATTAAAATGTTCTTGCTCTGTATAATTACTGAAATGCTTTATTTTAGGCAATTCTATGTCCATTGCATTAACTTGAATAAACTTATTATCATCTAATGAATATTGTATTTCAATAGGCTTAAAACCAGCCGAAGAACGCAAAAATTTAGGTTCTAAAACAAATGTTCCATTTTCTTCTTTTTTAACAGATAAAGTACTTTGCGCCCATCTATCTGTATTGCTTCCCAAATGTCCTAAAGTTTTACCCTCATTTTTACCTGTATGAAGTATTCCAATCATAAGTAAATTATAAATTGTAGTAATTTCTTTAATCCAATTTACAGTTAACCTAGACTCTAATTCGTCATTGGCTGACAAAACCAAATCAAGCAATCCGTCCACAATAATAATACTACATTGTGGATTATTTAGCAAATAGGCTTCAATCATTAATTTAATTGTTTTTGGATTTTCTTTACGAAGGCAAAAACTATCAAAAAATGTGGGTAACTCGTGGATATTTGCTACATCTTTAATACGATTCATGTGTTTATAAAAATCATACTCACTTGATTCGGTATCAATGTATAATATTTTATTGCGATCTGGAAGTGTTTGCAATTTTATTCCAAAAATATCATAACTATTAAAACTACTTGCTACTATTGAAGTTACAAAAGTTGATTTTCCACTTTTAGGCAGTCCACTAATTACAACGTATGATTGAATGTTGCCAATTGTTTGACCTTGAATAGATAACAAAATTTGCTCCTTAGGAGGTTCATAGCCTCGTTTATAGGCATTTTTTAATAGCTCAATATATATTTTGCTATCTGACATTAAAAATTCAATATATTGTCAGCTAAAAGGGCTAAAATAATTAACACAATTACTGTTATTATATCTCGTTTCATAAATTTTGTTTTAAGGTTATTTAATTAGGTATTCAATCCATGCCTTAGCAGATTTTAAGGTCTTATATTCTTGATTAAAAGGATAAATTACATAAATTTTCCTTTTAGCATTGAAGACTATTGTATAGCCTTTGTAAGCAAAGTACTCCATTATTTTAAATTTTAATGTAAAAAAAAAGGACTAATTAGTCCATTCAGTTAATTTGACATCAAGAATGTCGCATCCAGCAACTTGTAGAAAACTAACTATATTGTTAGACTCTACAAAAGCAGCGGTAAAAAATAAAGAATTTAATTGAATTGTATAAGAATACAATGTGCGGTGGTCGCCATTTCCGTAGAAAAAGCGAAAGGTTGCTTTAATCATTTTGTTTAGGTTTAGGTTATAGAATAAACAAAGATTATATAATTTATTTCATATTACCAAATTTTAGGCAAAAAAAAATCAGAGTATAGAAATACTCCGATTAATCTATAAATCCTTCCCTAAAACAAATGCTAACTCAAAAATAGCTTTTTTTCTGCATTTCTGCGATTAATTAGCCCTTTAACCTTAACCCCATTATCATAAACCCACCTATCGAACTGTTCTGCTACTGTATTTTTATCTGCTCCACTATTAAGTAATCTTAACATGCTGGAGGCTTTAAACCCATTTATACCCACATTATACACAAAACTAATAAGAGCATTAAGCATATTATTAGTTAATGGTACTTTGACAAGGTTTTTAATATCTATTGCATTTTGACTTGTTTCCATGTCTAACCATCTTTGTGCTTGTTCTTCAGTAATAACATCTCCCATTTGAACCTTTCTTTGTCTATCAAAATCATAAGTTGAACCCCATCCAATTGTAGGCACATTTCCACTATCTAAATAAGCCTTTAAATACAATCCACCTTCAGCTTTTTTAATAAAATTTAAAGCTGAAGAATAAGTAGCACCTTTAGTTATTGCAGTAACTCCCAAAATTCCTAATATTATTAATATAATTTTATTTTGCTGCGTCATTTAGGCTTTTTGTATGGTCTTTGGCAGCCCATCCTAATAATAATAAACCAATAGCTCTAATTAAACCTTGAATTCCTGTATTAACGGGAATGGCCTCTGAACTTGCAGCTAATACCCCCCCCAATGTTGTTTTCCAATTATTCATTTTTCTTTATTTAAATAATCTAATTTAGTTTCAATCCTCGCTAATTTGTCTATAATATCGATACGATCTGATTTTATCTCTTTCATATCGACCTCTATTTCTGATAATTTTTTTTTAGTAGTACCGTAAAATGATCCTATAAAAATAATAGTACCTACAAATGATCCTATATAAAATAAATTTTCCAAATTTGTATTCATATTAAATTAATGTTACTCCAATTTGTTGCGCCGTCCAATTGTATATAAATTCGTTACCGTCTGGGCTTGTATTGTAAGCCTCATAATCAAAACCGCTCATCATTAAATTGCCACTTTGTAACTGTGTATTTGTTTCAGTTAATAACTGATAATATATTGTTACACTTGTGCTAAAATTATCAGATCCCACGCAATTTAATTGCGTTGCGGTACCTAAATTAAGCGGAAAAATTACGGGTTGTATTGCTTTCATAATTATTTATTTTCTAATAATTCAATTCTTTTTAATAAACCATCAATTATATTATTTAAATCTTGAATAGCTTTAATATATATACCATTAAATTGGTCGTAATTAATACCCTTTAAACCCGTTGAAGGCGTTTTAAATACTGCTTCAGGGATTATTTGCTCAACTTCCTGAGCTATTGCACCAATTTGTAAACCTTCGCCGTAATTTTTATATTCTTCAATAAATTCAAATTGAACTGCATTTAATTGCATTACAGTATTTAAACCATATTTTAAAGGCTCAATATTTTGTTTTACTGATATATCAGAAACGGGAGCTGATAATACACCAGTTGAACTCGCCAAAACTGCTCTCGAACCAGTACCAGCTAAATTTGTTAGTGTAACAACACCCGCTGAACTTATACGCATTTTTTCTGAACCTCCAGCTTCAAAAGTCATATCATAAGCAACATTACCAATATAATTAGTACCTGAAGTTGATTTTATACCTATATAACTATTAGCAGCATTTGTTTCAAATAAAGAGCTTGTTGTTGTTGAAGTAGCATAAACGTGCAACGGTTGTAAAGCAGCAATTCCAATACCAACTTTACCGCTAATTTTTGCATCACCAACTACATCTAAAGAAGCACTTGGCGTAGCGTTTCCAATTCCAACATTACCATTATTAGCAATATATAAAGCGTTAGCGCTTGAATAAGTAGCAAAATTATAATTTAAAGTTGTACTTGTTCCACTTGTTGTTAAATTACCATCTCCTCCAGCTGAATTTTTAAATTGAATTGATAAATCAGTAGAACCAGCTTGTAAAATTAAGGCTCTACCAGTTGAAGCAGCTAAACCAAAAGTATTTCCATTTGCTTGAGTAATTAATGTACCCGTTAAAGTTCCACCCGCTAAAGGCAAATAAGCCGATAAATTAGAAGTTAACGCCAAAGTACCGCTTGCGTCTGGATAAGTATAAGTTCTTGCACCCGTTAAACCAATAAAATTAAAATATGGATTATTTGTTGAAGTACCCAATTCAAAGAAAAAACCGCCAGCATCGCAACCTATTCCATTATAACCAGCAACACCAGCAAAGCCAGCACCTTGTTGAATTTTAATACTAGCCAAAAAAGAAACTGAATTACTTGCCGTACTTATTGAAATAGCGTTTGATCCCAAAGCGTTATTAAAAATATCAAAACTATTTGTTGCTGAATTACCAATTCGCCATTTATTAGTTCCTGTATTTGCAAAAACAATAGCCGATTGATTACCTGCCGTATTATTTAAGCCAAGCATTGCACCTGTTCCTGCAAAATGTAAATCTAAAGTATTTGTTGGAGTAGTTGTATTTATACCCAATCTATTATTTGTATCATCCCAAAAAAAAGCTGCATTGTCTTGAGTAACTAAACCAGCAGCACCCGAAAATAAAACTGAACCTAAAGTTAAAGCAGTATCAGTTAAACTATCTGTACTTAATCCTCCAGCAGTAATTGAAATACCTACATTTGAAGTATTTCCGTTAGTAGTAACCTGCTGTAAAGTTCCTGCCCCACTACTTACATTAGCAATCAATACCCATGCAGTTCCCGTATCTTCATATATTGCAGATGTATCATTAGCAATAAATAACCTTCCAGCATATCCGAATGGTGGTCTATTAGCAAAAGTATCCGTATATAGTGCTGGACTACCTTTTTGATTTAAAACATTAACATTATATGAAAATCCCATGTGTTAAAATATTTTTTTTACAACTACTAAATTATTTTGTCCAGATCCTGTAAAATTAATTTGCAATGTTGCACTTGTGTATTCATCATTATTGCCATCAATTACAAAACTTTGACTAGGAGCTAAAGTAACGTTTTCAATTACCGCGTTGGTAGTTCCTAAATTTATGAATATAATACTATTGCAATCAGTTGGTATTGATTGAGGAGTATTATAAGCAATAAAAACAGGTGTATAATTTCTAATCATAATTAACAAGTATAAATTTGTTTTGGAAATCCTTTCATTTTAGCATTATAAAATTTTAATTGTTCTGGACTTAAAACTTCTGCTGGAGTTGGTTGTATTTGCGTAGTATTCCAATATGTTGGTGTTACTGTTGCAAATGGTGGAAAATTAATAATAGGTAAATTTTTTAAAGAATTTGTTTCATCCAAATTTTTATTTGGTTGAGTATTTTGATATAATTTATATAGCAAATAAATTATAGTTCCGTAAATTAAAACTTCTCCTGTTTTCATGTTATAAATTTATTATATTATTATCACTAATCCATCCCGTTTTTAAAACATTATTAGCCATAAATGAAACTTTAGTATACGGTAAATTAGGATCCTGTTCCAAAATTTTTAATTCAATTTGTTTTCTAAAGGTGTAAACAGGTGTTATTAAATCATATTTATAAACCGTACTTCCATTTCTAGAATAAGGAATTATTTCTGGATTATTTGGTATTGCTTTACTTTTAGGTTTTTTACTTTTTGCAATTGCATAAACTCCTAATAATAATAAAGCTATTGTTATATATATTTTATTTTTTTTCATTATAATTCATTATTTAATATACCACCGTCTGGTATTAAATTTAAAATAGATTGATCAACGGGTATTCCAGCATCAAAACCTCTTTCTTGCCATTGTTGAAATGTAATACCATATTTTTTTCCATCTTGAATTAAATATTGAGTATCAAAACCTTGCGCCCTCATTCCCTCATATATTCCATTTGGATAACTAAATTTATTTTCCAACATATCAATAGGATGTAAATCGCCGCCGCCTGATGGTGGTGGTGGTGGTGGTGGTAATATTGTTACAACTTTTTTCTTTTTAAATAAAAAAAATGCTGCTATAACTACTGCACCTATAATTAATAAATTTTTATTTTTCATATATTAAAATCGAAATTTTATACCTTTACGTTTATAATTATCATTAATTAAATTAATATTATCCCTAGTTAAATTGCTAGTTATAAATTCAGTTAAACCTTTTGGACTTCCAGTAGGTAAAAAGAAAAAATATTCTTGCCTTTTTCCAAAACTTTTAATCAAATAAATAACATCTGCATCATTTTGAACTCTAGCAATTTGATATCCTGCATCTGCTTTATCATCATCAAGACTACTATATCTAAGATCATTGTATATTGCATCAGCTATTTGATCCCATTCTGCTTTGCTTTTTGTTAAATCAATGCCACGCGCATTTAGATTTTTTTCAATGTCATTAATATTTGCTGCATCAGACTTTTCTTTGGCTATTTCTGCATCAGTTTTTGTAATACCTAAACTTTGAAATAAAGGCTTAATTACAATTAAATAAGCAGCAACTACTATTCCAGCCGTTGTAAGTAATTTTTTATTGTCTTGTGTAATTGCCATATAATTTATTTCATGAATCCCAAAAGCATATTATAAGTGCTACTGTCAATATTAGCCAAATAAAGCAAATGGTCGCCGTAGTTTGCATCTTTAGAACTTAAAATTTCAATTGCCTGTAAAGCCTTATCCTTTTGATTATCAGATATTCCAGCTAAAGCGGTTACTGTTGCTGCTCCTGTTAAACTAGGAGCTGCAAATTTATTTATAATTAATCCTAAAGCACCAATAGCTAATTGTTGAAATTGTTCATTTTCTAATATTGCCCCAAATCCTTTAGGTTTTTGTTCTTCCATATCTTCGTTAAATTCATCAGCACTTAATTTAGATATAATTAAGTTTTGACCTTCTATCATTTTTTCCATCAAACGATTAAAATTATCGTTAGGTTGTTGCTGCATACCACTCATCATTGGCAAATACCTTTCTGCCTTATTTAATTGAAACACTATTTGTGTTAAATTATCATTTTCTTTACCTCTAGCAACTTTTTTCTTTTCTATTAATTGTAAAATATACGGGTTAGTATTATCTACATTTTGTTGAATTGCTCTTAATGCTTCCGCTAATTTTTGCAATCCTATTTCTTTTTCATCCTCATCAAAATAAAAACGGCAATATTCAGCCTTTGGACTTGTTCCCGCAAATATTTTATAGTGCGTTGCTGGGCTATTTTCATAATAGTCTATAACATCTTCCAATCTGTGAAGTTCGGGCTTAAATACTGCCATTTTTATGTTTTTTTATAATTTATAATACACTCCAAAAGCATAAACTACGTTGGTAGTTGCAGCTGCGCTTGAAAGTGAAATAAAACTTTTTGTCCAACTAATAACCATGTTATCAATGTCGGGTAAACCGTTGGTATAAGGGTTTGGTGTTGCTGAACTAATAATATTATTAAACGCTAATAAAGGCGCATTATATATAAGTTGCAAATCTCCACTATACAACGTTAAAAAGCTCTTTTTTAAATCTGCTTCAGTAACCATTGTACTTCCAGAATTTGGCGAAGCCGACAAAACACCGGGAGTATATACCTGTATATTTTGAATCATGGCATTTGCTAAATTTGGAAGATTTGGAAAGTAAAAACGGGTGTTAGTACTTCCTGACGGTATTGCTACTTCAACGGCTTCAAATCTTTTTAAAATAGGCATTGTTGTATTTTTTAAAAGTAATTAAATAGTAAGATGTTGCGCACACCTTACAAAGCGCCATTGAGGATGGTTTTTTTTATTTAACGTTATTTAACGCTAGTAACGTTTTGGCAAAGTATAGTTCTAAAAATTGCGATAATACGACTGTTTGAAGCAACACTAGAAATAGCAGCTGGTAAAACAATGTTAGCAACAATATTAGCACCACCATTTAGCAAAAGGTTTGGTTCAACGGGATAAAATCCAGCATCTCCAGCATCCCATTGATCGATAGGGAATACAGTTTGTGCAGTAATACCTACACCACCTTGAGTTTGAGGAACATAATAATGTCTCAAAATATCCCAAGCCGGTAATATATTTTGATTATTAACTTGCATAGTTAAAAAACCGTTATACAAAGTTAAAGCAGCATCAGCATTTGCACTAGATAATTGACCTGTTGCAGTAGATGGATAAGATAATACAGGATAAGCTGCATCAGTTGAACTTGACGGTACTGCTAAACCAATAAACAAACTTGAGCAGACATGCACGTCTTGAAGGGCAACACGACGTTCTGTGTTAAATGCACTTGCTCCATTAGTGGTATCTGTAACTACAATTGGTAAACGGTAATTTGTAACACTTGAAGATATTGCAACTTCTGAACGTACATAAGATTGAGTCAAAACTGCTTGACTTACATCATATCCTTGAGATTGAACGAAAGACCTTGCATTTTCGAAAGTCAAACGAGCTGAAATAGAATTAATCATTTTTTTAATTTTTAATGTTTGTAAATTTTTAAATTTATTTTATTATCCACACAAAACTGCTGCGCTTCTAGTATCCATTCCAGCAATTACACCTCTACTATTTTGAGATGATGGAGCAAGACCCATGTAACGTTTTGCAATCATAGGCATTCCGCTAAGAACTCCTGTGGATTGAACTAAACCTAAACCACCTACTGCTATCATTCCTGTACCTAAGGCTTTGCCCATGTCAGATTTAATAAATTTAGGTAAAAAGATACCTACTGCAATTGGAGCTACTGAAGCTACATACTTTTTGTAACTGTCTTTTAAAGAAGTACCGTTAATTGTGTTAGAAACAAATCTAGCTGCAACACCACCAGCAATTGTGAATAGTGCATTAGTTAAAGTTGAACCAGCTGCACCCATTCTCTTTGAACGTCTGCGACTATGTGTTTTTTTTAAGTGTTTTTTTCTACGAGCCATTTTTATTTTTTTTAAATTATTAATAAAGGTGAAAAAGGTTAAAGTAATTTTTTAATTTCTGTTTTTTGTGTTTTTAATTCTTTTAAATATTTTTTGTCTTCT